GTTCTGATTGTAGAACCGGTACTTCAGACCGATATCCACCTTCTTGCTCAGCGGCTGGCGGATGCCAGCCAGAACCTGGTAGGCGAAGCCGGTGTCGGAATCGCTTACGTAGATCGTCTGGCCGTTCACCGCATCAGCGTTCACGCGGCCAACGCCGGCACCAGCACCGATGAAGCCCTGAAGGCTGTCATCAGCACCAAAGTCGAGCAGGCCGTTCAGCATGAAGCTGAGCGCATTGGCGCCGCCGCTGAAGGTTCCACCCGAAACCGAAGAGGTGGTGGAGAGGTCGAAAGCTTCGGCCGAGGCGTTGCGATAGCTGGTTTCTGCTTCGAGGCGGAAGCCGCCGAAGTCGTAGCCAATGGCGCCGCCAAGGTCGTAGCCAACCTTGTTGTTCAGCGTGCCGGCGCCGGCGCTAATGAGATTTTCCATGTCTTCGACGACGACTCCGCCGACATCGCCTTCGATGTACCAGGAATCGTCGCGGGCAAGGGCAGGCGAAGCAAGGGCCGATGAGGCCAGCGCCATCCCAATGACGAGTTTACGCATTATGGTTTTCCCCTTTGATAGGATTGGAGCCACCGAGTGGGTGCACGTTTAACTGCATAGAAATCTATCCGCAAGCAGACAAAGTGCTGAACTGTTGCAGAAATGTCGCGATTCCGCCGCTTGAGCAGGGTTAAACCACCATAAATCTAGATTAAAGTTCACTAATCCGGCAGTTTTGGATTGGCGAAATCAGCCATTCTGGATCACTCCGGCAACGCGAAGTGCCTCGATTATGCCTGTGATCGCTAACCGAGACTCATTGTCCACTGTCGTTCCGCCGGTTGGCGAGGTGACAGTGGGCGCCAGGCGCCATTCTTGGCGAAAGTACATGTCTTGATTTTTCGACTTGTCGAATAGACGCATTCCGAAGGCGGGGGCCGTAAACAGCCAGTTCCCACCTTGGCGTGAAGCAATATGCCGGGCGTGTCCCACCCATTCGCCACTTGGCGTTGCGCTGACCAGCCAGCTCTCACCTTCGGTCGAGGTGGTGGGTGGAAAGTCCGCCTCTCCTTCGATCGCCAGGAAGAGCAACGCGTCAATCCTCGAGGCGATCTCGTTGACGAAGCCTTCCTTATGGCTTTGGCCAACGAATAAGAGCGGGAGCGAATACCTCGGCGTAGAGGAATCAAACAGGGTGTCTGACATCGCGTTTCGTCCTTTAGTTATGAAGGGGTAGAGGGACTGCCAGTGGGTTTGAAATTCCCCGATCGCCGCGTTGGCGGATCAGGAAAAGGCCACTGCGGCTCAATGCGCAGATCTCGGCAAATTCGGTGGCAGACAGAGGCAGCTGAGGAGCGTCAGTTTCCCAGCGTCGGATCGGTTGCCCTGACTCGCCGAAGGTTACTTCATAGGCCTCTGACGTTTCGCCACGCGGCGTTTCGATCCCGTCGAGCCAGACCCACGATCCACGCGCGCGGCGGGTCCAGGTCAGCAGAACCGACCCATCGCCCTGTCTCGACCAGCGGCCGTGCACCGGGCTGGGCGGTCTTGTCCCGATCCCGCGCATCCGGACGAAGGCCGAAACCGGTTCAGTGTCTGCGACACCGAGCGCGGCAATTTTCGTGTCCGGGATGAGGCTAAACACTGCCGGATCAAGCAAGGTGCCCGACCCGTCGAGCAGGATGAAGTCTTCGCCGGCCAGATGTCCGCCGACAGCGCCTTCGGTTCCGCCCCGTCCGCGCCAGAAGCCGGACAGGCGCCACTGCCCGTTCCCCAGCGCCTGGGCCTTGGCGAACTGGACGATTTCCTCGCCGACCACTGCACGATTGGCCCCCAGTGCAAGTTGCTGCATGGTTGCGCCGGATAGAGCCTGGTCGGCCGCTGCGAGTTGAATGTCGAGGCTGGCGCTGCGGTCGAACAGCAGCGGCGATGCAGGGGGGAGAATGCCGGTGGTCTTTCCCATGACGCCCCGCGTGCGGCCTGTTGCACCGACCGGGGCCAAAGACCCGTCGCCGCGCTCGAGGTACAGGCTCGCGCCGCGCCAGCCAGGGCTGGACGAAGATGCCACGGCAAGTACCTGCGGCACGGATGGGCTTGAGCCGTCCCACGGCAATTCGCAGACCGCCAGACTGGTGCCACCAACCGCTTCATCAAGTGCACAGTTGGCGCGGCCAGGATCGCTCGCGGCGCGAGGTGCGGTTCCGGTCGGAGGCATCCGAACCAGCGAAAGCTCGACGCCGTTTTCCCGCAACTCCCAGGCAAGCACGCGCCAGTTCCCTGGCCTGCCGGGGAGCATCACCTGCGCCCCAGGGCGAACGCCGGGGTCAAGTTGAGCAGTGCGCCAGGAGATGGTTTGTTCGCCCCAATCGGATCGTTTGGCGGCTTGCTCGACGAGCTTTCGGGCATCATCGGAAAACAGGCTGGCTGGCAGGTCCACTGAACTTGGTTGGCCGGCGCCTGTCGGGCCACTTGCCCGCTGGGTGCCGGGCTGGAAATCGCGGTCGATGTCGTAATACCGCAGTACCCGCAGCGGCGCATTGCGAGCGCCTTGGCGGTGCTGGGCAAAGCCTGATGCTCGCCCGAAATTTCCCACATCATTCGCGGTTGTCGCTTCGGGTAACAGGATTGCCGGACTGCGTCGCTCTGTGGCGAGACTGAATGCGAGTTCGTCTCCGTTGGCATCGATGGCGATGGGCAGGATCGGATCAAATGCCGCCACCGTTTCAGCCACTGGACCTTCGACTGAGAGCCCTGCAATCCCCGGCAGGACATCTGCGCTGGAGCTGTTGGTAACCGCCTTTTCAAGCAAGCCCGCAAGCGAAAGTGGGGCAGTGTCCGCGAACACTTCGAAAGACAGCGAGGGAATGCGATTGCCGAAATCGCTGAGGGCAAGGTCCTCGAAGACGACATAGGCCAGGCCGCGATAGGCTGGGCATTGGCTATTGCCTTCGGCGGCGGCGATTAGTGGATCGGGTTCCTGGTCACCAAACCCCGAATAAAAGCGAAAGGCGCCGCCCACTTTCAGGTCGCCCGCAGCGCCGCGCAGCAGTTGCCCGTCAGCCCAGATCCGGCCGATCGACTGGAGCGGTCGGCTGGCCAAGGCCACCGCGAAACTCGCCGAATAGCTGTAGGCGGTAACGGACGGAGTCCCTTTCCCGCCGCCCTGCTTTTCCTTGTGCTCGATCAGGTCGGTCGACCAGATGATCTGGCCGGGCACCCGCATTCGCCCAAAGTGGCGCGGGATCGCGGCGCCATAGCTCGACGTCGTGATCTTGAGCTCGCTCAGCCGTGGGCCTTCGCGCGACCCCGATCCGAGGATCGCCTTGTCGGCGGCGCTGCCCAGCAGGGTGCCAATCGCACCGCCAATCGGCCCGCCAAGCAGCGTACCGACCGCGCCGAGGACTATCGTTGCCATGATCGTTACTCGCAGTGAGAGGGTTTGAGCCGCCAGTGACCGATGACCTCGCCTTGAGGCGCGCTGGGACTGATCACCACCCGGCGAAGCCCGGCGTGGGCGTGAATCCAGGTACTGGTCGTGCCGGCTATCGCTAGATGAGCCTGACTCCGTCCGAGAGAGACGAGAATGACATCACCGGGCAGGTAGGGCGGCGCTGCCGGTGCGAAACCGAAAGCCGCTGCATCGGGAATCCAGTCCTGTGGGCTGCGCAGGCGCAGGGGGTAGCCATTCGGCAGTGTCGCCATGCTTCCTGCCTTTTCCAGCGCGACCTGCAGCAGCCCGATGCAATCCACGCCGTAGTTTGGATCGCGGCCGTGCAAGCGGAAGGTTACGCCGACGAATGAAGCCGCGGCGCGGGCTAGGTCTTCGCCGGTCACGCGGCGGGCGGGGGATAGCGGGTGATCAGGTCGTTGCCGGGAAGATGTGGTTCGCCCTGGAAGTTGACCGCATTGCCAAATCGACAGGCACAGGTCGCCAGCGTCCGGTCGCAGCCTTCGCGGAGCAGCACCGGGGTGCCGACTGGCGGATCGTGATCGATTGGCTTGTCGAGCAGGACCGCGCCGTCCGGCACCTCTGCTATGGTCATGGACTGGCCGGCGTAAGGGCCACCGAGCCAGCGCAGCCTCCCTCCAAGCAAGTCGGCCAGGCTGGCGGGAGTGGAGAGCGTGAGCAGGCCGGTTTGCGGATCGAACCCGGCGAGGCTGCCTTCGTGGCTGAAGCCCGCGCCGGAAAGTGTGCAACCGGGTCCGCAGAATTGCGCGCGGCAGGTCGGGCTGGTGCGCGGGATGGGATCGCGCTGCAGTTCCAGCTTGCGGCTTTCCAAGGCTGCGGAAAAACCCTGTGCCTCGACCGTTACGGGCCCGAGACGCCCGCAGTAGACCGCGTGGCGTTCAAGGCTTTCCCAATCGACCAGGCCAATCGTGATCCGGGCACTGTCGAAACGGCCAATCGCCAGGTCTTCCGCCGTAATCGCATCGTGGCTAAGCACGCCTTCGACCTCGGCGCTATCCGGTTCCAGGTCTGCCGAACGGCGGATGGCCGAAGGGACCATCCCCGGCGCGGCGCGGTGGAGCAGGCCATCGAACCACAGGTCGCGGTCATGGGTGCAAAAACCCAAGGTCACGCCGTCCTTGCGCTCGATCCGCCAGAACGTGGCCACGGTTTCGAGCGGCCCGTTGAACCAGACCCTGCTCACGCGGCGTCCTCGCGGATTTCGATCACCGGAACGCTGGGGGCTTCTCCCGCGGCGAAGGTCGCCCCAGAAATTTCCAGGCGGTCTTCGGCAAAGCGGACGGGCACGTCGAAGAGGAAACCGGCGCGCACTTCCTGTCCCGCTGCCGGAGCTGCGGCGAGGCGGATCATGCCGCCAGGCTCGACCGTGAAAGCGGTTGTCTCTGCGCCGTCGATGCTGACCGCCACAGTTGCCTCGCGCGGTCGGGTGATCCGGCGCATCTGCGCTTCGTCGCCGGGACCATAGCGTTTCACCAGCGGAAAGCTGGCGCGCTGCCCGTCGCCATGGCCGAGCACCTGATCGGTTGGCGTTGGCATTCCGGTCAGGCCGTTCGAACTGAAGTCCGATGGATCGCGCAGACGAAACCCGCGCGCCGCGCCGCGCCTGGCGCGGAAGAATTCGAGCAGGAGGCCAAGCTCTGCTTCGGAACGGATCCCCGGGCCGATGTCGAAGCTCAGCCGGGCGTCGGACCACAGGCTGTTGCGCAGCTCGTATCCAGAGGCGGTGACCGAGACGCTGGTCGAGAATTCGGCCGTAACCGAAGCATCGCGGCCCAGGCCCAGGGGATAGAGCACGTCATCGAAAGGCAGCATGGTATCCTCGCTCGAAATGGGGGGAAGGCGGACAAAGCCATCGCGGCACACTTGTGGGAGGGCCCAGACGAACCGTTCGTGGCAGCCGCGCTGTGCGGCTTCGTCAATGCCAAGGTCGATCCTGCGCCACAGCTCGCGCTGCGCGGGATCAAGCACGAAACCGGCCAGGTAATCGGTGTCTGTCGGGGCGTAGCCAAGCCGCTCCGCCACAGCGACATAGGCATTGCGGCGCAGCGCTTCGGCTCCGGCGGTCAGCCAGTCGTAGTCTTCCACCTGCAAGCGGTCGAAGGCCGGTGTGGCCCAGCCAGTCGGCAGGTTGGCGCGGCAGACTTCGGGCAGGGCCGGATCGAGCAATCCGGGCAAGAAGGCGAACAACAGCACTTCGCTGGCTTCAGGTGCCGCTGCGGCGCGGACCGCACCGCGCAAGGCGTGGGTGGACGCGGCGAGCAAGGTGCCCGCCTGGTCGAGCAAGGTTTTTTGGTCCGCATTCAGCGGCTGGCGCAGGTCAGGGATGACCACAGGATTGCCGCCGAATGCCACCCGGGCCGCATCGTCGTAAAGGCAGGGACGGGCGTCGGGCGCGATCCACCACCATGGTTCGCCGATCTGGAAGCGGACCGGCACGCCGCCTTCCCGCATCAGGCCAACGAAGCTCTGCGCCACCTTTTGCAGCCAGGCCATGGCATCCTGGTTGGCCGGACTGAGCAGGGCCGAGGGCGGGTCCCAGCCGGTGCGGCCCGGCTCACCATCTGCCGACCTTTGCTGCCATGGGGCCGGGCAGTATTGCGCCAAAAGTTCATAGGACAGCGACAGGATCGGCGAAAAGCCAGCCTCGCTCGCAGCGGTGAAGAAGGCGCGGTGCCAAGCCCGTGCCGGAGCGCACAGTGGCTCACCCTCAGTGGCCACACTGAACGGCGTGCCGCTGGCGGAGAGCCGCATGAAGTGGCTCATCCCGGCATAGTGTAGCAGGCTGCCGCGATAGCCGAGCTGGCGCGCATTGCGGATCAGTCGCTCTGGGGTCTGGTTGGTGCAATCGTCATAGGCGGTGGCGATGGCCAGTCCATGCGGCGGGACGATCACGTCACCGATCTCGAGCAGGCAACGGTGGCCGTCGCAGCGGATCTCGCTCAGTTCGGCCCAGCCATTGGCAGGCGTGGCCAGCGGCTTGGTGCTGCCGGAAACGAAGCCTGGTGCGACCAGCGAAAAGAACATTCGCTCGATCCGGTACGGGCTGACCGGCTGCGCCTCCTCCGGCAAGAGGAATCCGCCTGCCAGGTCCGAGAAATCCAGCACGATCCGCGCGTCGGTTCCCGTCCCTTGCGCATAGTTCCACAGCCTGACGTACCAGGTCCGGGCATTTCCGGCCTCGTCCTCTCCCTCGACGGTCAGGGTCGGGCCGTTGACCGCATCGAGCGGGAGCACGCCATCCGAGCGCCAGCGGAAGCTCAACTGGGTGCGCGAATAGTCGCGGTCGGTTTCATAGCGCAGCAACGGGTGGTCGAGTTCATCGCTGCTCTCCCAGATCACTCCCGCCAGGTCGCCTTCGCGCAGGAAAGTGACATCGGCGCGCAGTACATCGGGTCCGGGACAGGTGAGCGCAGCCATCATCGGGCGCGGAAAATTGACGGTCCAGAAGCGCGGATCGAACCGCTGGATCCAGTCCGCGTCCTGATCGTTGCGCTGGTCGGCCAGCCAGAAAGCCATGGGTCTCGCCTTATCTAGAGTTCGCTCAGCGCGCGCCGGACCGCTCCGGCTACCTGGCGGCTGGAGCGTTGCAGGGCTTGCGGCGTGTTGGTGCCCGCAGGGGCGGCAATCGTGATGTTGACCCGGACGTCGCGGGGCTTGCCCATGGCTGCCGGTTCAATCCGTCCCGCGCTGGTCGGCACGAACAGTTCCGGCCCGCGCTCACCCACGACATAGCCACGCCCGGGCGAGACCGGACCGCCGGTCGCCCGACCCGGCAGACCGAGCAGCGAAGCGGCCAGTCCGCTGATAATTCCGCCCAGCCCGGTGGAGCCGCCGCCCGCTCCGCCTCCTCCCGAGAACAGGCTGTTGAGCGATTGCGCGGCGATCTGGTCCATTACGTTGAGGGCAATGCGCTTCAGGTCTTCAAAGCCCAGGCTGCCATTGCGGATCGCGGACAGGAGGCCGCGTTCCAGGACTGTCCCGGCGCGTTCGAACCCGCCCAGCAGGCCGGCGTCAAAGGTTCCGCGCATGGCGGCGATGTCGGCGGCGAAGCCCTGGGTGTTGGCCCGGACGTCGACCAGCAGGCTATCGACGGTGTCGGTCATGCTTCACGCTCCATCATGCGGTTGAGTGCGGCGCGGTCGAGGCCTTGGCAGGCCGGCGGCAGTGGCGAGAGGACCGCGACCAGTTCTGCCGGAGTGGCCGCCCAGAACCGTGCCGGGGGCCAGCCCAGCACTTGAGCCGCCAACCCACAGAGCCGCAGGGCCCCGGGGCCGAATTGCGGGGTCATGCGCCGGCTTCGGTCCGGCCTTGCAGAATCTGGCCGAGCAGCACGCGCAGCGGCTTGCTCGCTTGGGCAAGTCCAAGGGCGAGTACGGCCTCGCCCACCTGGTCGCGGGTCAGGCCATCGCGGTGATCGAGGCAGTGCCAGAACAGGGCGGCCATTTCGGTCAGGCGCAGCTGGCCTTCGCCCGCGCGCTCGACCAGCGCGAACAGCGGGCCGAGTTCCTCCTCGGCAGCGACCAGCGCGGTGAAGCTCGGGCGCAGCAGGTGGGGTGTTCCGGCGATCATCAGACCGGCTTCGCCGCGGTAGGGGTTGGGCTGGTTCATGCTCCGCTCACCGGGCCGGAGCTTTCCAGCTGCAGGGTATAATTGCGCTCGCCGTTGAAATCGCCGGAGTAGTCCAGCTTTTGCACGAGGAAGCGCCCGCGCAGCTTTTCGCCGTCCTCGAAGCTGAGTTCATAATCGTCGAGCGTGCCGTTCATCGCATTGGCGCGGACCTGCGCTTCGGCCGCGCTGCCGAGGAAGATCCCGGCGGCACTGACCGAGACCGAGCGGACCCCCGCACCGGATAGCATTTCGCGCCAGCCGCCGCTCTGCTTGCTGGTGATGACGACCGGATCGCCGGAAATCGACATCTGCGTGGTGCGCAGGCCGGCCACGGTCTGATAGGCTGCGGGGCTGGCCCCGTTCGAAATCTTGAGCAGGAAGGCGCTGCCTTTCTGGGCTGTCATGGAACACTCCTTTGTGGTCAGTCCGCGAGCAGGCGGAAACGGTATTCGATCAGGATCGCGCGGGTATTGGCGCCGCGCTGTTCGGCGCGGGCGCGCAGGAACTGGCTGGTGACGACCTGGAATCCGGGCTGGGCGGAGGGCAGTTCGCCAATCCGCCGTTCGATCGCGGCGACCAGGCTGGCGGCGCTGTCCGGGCGGTCGCCCCGGCAGTGCAGTTCCAGCGCCAAGCGGACTTCGCGGCCCAATCGGTCCTTGGCGCTCCAGTCGGCGCTGGCGCTACTGGCCACGGCAAGCCACGGCAGGGCAGTGCGGCTGGGCGCTTCCTCAGCCACAGAATTAAGCTGCGCTGCCAGTGCCGGGTCGGCTTGTAGCCAGCCGATCAGGACGGCTCGGAGTGGGATTTCCATCGGGTTCAATCCTTGCTGAACAGCGGCCAGACCAGCCGGGCATCGCGCCAGGCCCGCACCGGATCACGCCGACGCAGCGCAGCGGCTTCGCCCAGCAGGCGGGCGCGGTCGATCAGGCGCAGGGCGAGCGCGTCAAAGGCAGACAGGTTCATGCCAACCGCAATTGCCGCCACGGGCGCCACAGCGCGGCGACGGCGGTTGGCGGCATGGCTGCTGTGCTGGCCTCGTCGCGCTGGCGGTATTGAAAGGCTGCCAGCCGCAGCACCCCGTGGCGGAGGGAGTCGGGCAGGTTCTCCCAGCCCGCCGCCAGACCCGCGACAAAGCGCACCGCGATCCGCCCGGCCGCCCCGGGATTGGCGATCCGAACCCGGCCAGTGCCATCGGCGGCTAGGTCGATCTCATAGCTCGCGACGGGCAGGGCAAAGCGCGCGCCCTCGGCCGGGATGCCGAGCACAGCGGTAATCGCCTGAACCGGAAGCGTGCACAGGACTTGCCATTGCGGGGTGACTGGCAGCACTTCCTCGCAGTCCTGCTGCAGCGGCATGGTGCCGGTGAAGTCCTCGCACAGCTCCAGCGCCGCGCGGAGCAGCGCCAGCAGCTGGGCGTCTTCCCCCAGAGTGGAAATGCCGAGCCAGTCCTTCAGCTCGGCCAAGGCTGCGGGCGAAAGCGCCGCAGGCGTGACGATAGCCCGCTTCATGGCGGCCTCCCGATAGTTTCATGAAAAGGGGTGGGGCCGGTACTGTCACCGGCCCCAAGGGGATCAGGCCGCGACGCGCAGCAGCTTGATCGCGTCGCTGTCGAGCACCTGGCCGCCCAGCCGCTTGGTCGCGTAGAAGTTGACGAAGGGCTTGTTGGTGAAGGGATCGCGCAGGATCGTCGTCTCACTGCGCTCGGCAATGAGGTAGCCGTTGCGGAAATTGCCGAAGGCGATCGGATAGGCATTGGCGGCAACGTCCGGCATGTCTTCGGCCTCGATCACCGGATAGCCGAGCAGCCGCGCCGGCTGGCCGTCCATGATCCCCGGCTGCCACAGGAACGAGCCGTCAGCGGCCTTGAACTTGCGGACCGTTGCCAGGGTCTTCGAATTCATCACGAAGACCGCGCCCTGGCGGTGCGCCGCCTTCAGCGAATGGACCATATCGATCAACTTCAGCTCCGGCGCGGCATCGAAGCCGCTGGCATTGCCGGTGGCCGAGAACTGCAACGTGCCGAACGGACGCGCGGCATCGGCAGCGGTGCTGGTCGCCGCCGACAGGAACCCGCGGGGCTGGTTGGTGCCGGTGCCGCTGATGAAGGCCGCGCCTTCAGCCTTGGCGAATTCGGTGGCGATTTCGCCCGCCAGCCATTCCTCCAGATCGAAGGCGGCATCGTCGAGCATGGCCTGGCTCGCGGCGGGGTTGGCGTAAAGCTCACCCATCGGCGGGGCGATCTCGTTGAACTTGGCCGTGCCGGTTTCCGGACGCGCCGCCGTTTCGCTGACCCAGCCCGAAGCCGTGCCGCTGGACGTGACCAGCTTGCGATAGCCCGAGCTGCCGACCTGGACCACTTGCGCAATCGCGCGGATCGGGCTGATCGCCTTGAGCTGGGCCGTAATCAGGGCGTCGATTTCACGCGGCACGGCATAGCCGCCGTCGGCTGGAACCCCGCTGGTCAGCGATTTCAGTTCCGCCTCGCGGCCATGGCGGAGATAGCCGTCGACAAAGCCTTTCAGCTCGGGGCTCTGGCTCCCGCTGCCGGAAAGCGCCGGGCGCAGCGCGGCGCGGCCGACCTTGTCGAGGCGGGATTTCACTTCGTCCACCTCGCCGCGGAGATTGGCCAGGGCCTGGTCGGCCGCGTCCTGCCGAGCGACAAGATCGAACGAGGTTTCGAGGGGATCGAGGTTCTGTTGAATGTCCATGCATGCACCTTTCTGGATTTCGCCCCGCCGGAGGACGGAGACGAGGGGGAGCCGCTAGGCGGCGGAGGGTTCGATCAGGTGGACCCGCGCGCCATGCTGCATCGGGTGGGTGACCAGGCTGACCTCGAACAGGTCGACCTCGGTCAGGTCGCGTCCGGCCGCATTGCGGGTGAAGGCACGGGCGCGGTAACCGAACGAAAGGCCCGACACGGCGGCGCGGCGCAGGGCCGCCGCCGCTCCGCCGACCGGATTGTCGATCGTCGCGATCACCCGCAGGCCGCGCGCGTCTTCCTGCGCGCTTTCGATCCAGCCGATCCTCAGGTCGGGGCGGTGTTGCCAGAACAGCGGGAGCGGGGTGGTCCGCTCGGCCAGGGTGCGGGCAAAGGCTCCGGGATGGATCACGTCGCGCCCTGCATCGCGCTTGCCGAACAGTGCGGCATAGCCAGCCAGCCTCATTTCAGCAGTCCGGTGGTGCCGGTGCGAAACACGATCCCCAGCAGCAGGAGCACCAGCGCCCCCCGCACCAACCACGTCAGCACCGCCTTCCACGCGCTCGACTTGGCATCGCGCCAGGCCTGGAGCAGCTGGCGCAGCTCCGACAGGTCGATCTGGGCGCCGGGATCGTCGAGGCCCATGCGGCTGAGCACGCGCTCGGCGCCCAGCTCGCTCGCCTCTTCGATGATCGCGCGCAGCGTCACCAGTTCGGCGCCCTGGTCTTCGGCCTGGGACAGCAACCGGGCCACCATCTCGTTACGATTCATGATTTATTCCCAGATTGAGGAGAGGAGAGGCCAAGCATTGCGCGCTTCTCCTCGTCGCTGAGGAAGCTGGCCCCACCGACCTGCGCCCACAGCCGCTCGCGGTCTTCGGTCAGGGCCGGGATGCGGTCGAGGTCCACGGCCAGCCGCTGATCCGGGAACCAGGTCTCCAGCCCTTCGCTCAGCGCGCTCAGCAATTTGCTCGCGAGCGGCAGCAGGGTCAGCCGCCACAGCGCGCGATTGGCCTCGCGGTAATTGGCATAAGTCGCATCCCCCGGCAGGCCGAGCAGCATCGGCGGCACGCCAAAGGCCAGGGCGATGTCGCGCGCCGCCGCCGCCTTCAGTTCGGCAAAGTCCATGTCGGCGGGTGACAGACTGAGCGATTGCCACTTCAGCCCGCCCTCCAGCAGCATCGGCCGTCCGGCATTGGCATGGCCGGCATAGGCCTGGGCCAGCTCTGCGCGTAGGCGGTCGAACTGCTCGGCGGTCAGGCCCGCCCCGTCGCCCGGATCATAGACCAGCGCGCCGGAAGGCCGCGCCGCGTTTTCCAGCAATTGCCGGTTCCACGCGGCGCGGCCTTCC